ATCCAGGATGGTATGGATCGTCCTAAAACCGAACTGGCATACAGAGTTCCAGCTTCAAAACTTACGAGGAGAAAACTAGATGACAATGTTAAACTAAAAGAATTAGCAGGACTTGATACAACTATAGATTGGAAAAACACGGGGGACAACTCTTACGATGGTGAGAAATTAAAAATATTAGCACACGACGAATCAGGAAAATGGGAACGACCCGACAATATATTAAACAACTGGAGAGTTACAAAAACTACATTAAGATTAGGCCGAAGAATAGTAGGCAAGTGTATGATGGGCTCAACTTCAAACGCACTAGATAAAGGTGGAGCAAACTTCAAAAAACTATACGGAAATTCAGACGTTACTAAAAGAAATAGAAACGGACAAACAAGTTCTGGCCTCTACTCTCTTTTCATCCCTATGGAATGGAACTACGAAGGATTCATGGATACTTTTGGATTACCTGTATTCACTACGCCAGAAAATCCAAAACTCGGAGTCGACAATATCCCAATTACAATCGGAGTTATCGAACACTGGGAAAACGAAGTAGATGGATTAAAATCAGATCAAGATAGTTTAAATGAATATTACAGGCAGTTTCCAAGAACTGAAGCGCATGCTTTTAGAGACGAAACAAAAAATAGTTTATTTAACTTAACAAAAATATACGAGCAAATAGACTATAACGATGAGCTAGCTAATAGTTTTAATATAACTCAAGGTTCGTTTATGTGGGAAAATGGTATTAAAGACTCAAGGGTTATATTTATGCCAAACAAAAATGGTAGGTTTATGGTTTCATGGGTTCCTCCGGTTCATTTGCAAAATAAAATAATAAATAAAAATGGAACTAAACACCCTGGAAACGATCATATTGGAGCATTTGGATGTGATTCTTATGATATCAGTGGTACTGTGGATGGTAAAGGATCTAATGGATCGCTTCATGGATTGACTAAGTTTTCAATGGAAGACGCACCACCAAACCACTTTTTTTTAGAATATATAGCTAGACCTCAAACTGCTGAGATATTTTTTGAAGAAGTATTAATGGCTTGTCATTTTTACGGAATGCCTATACTAGCAGAGAACAATAAACCTAGATTACTGTATTATTTTAAAAGAAGAGGATATAGAGGTTTTTCAATAAACAGACCGGATAAAGTTTGGAATAAATTGTCTACCACAGAAAAAGAAATTGGTGGAATACCTAACTCGAGTGAAGATATTAAACAAGCACATGCTGCTGCTATAGAAAGCTACATAGAAGATTATGTAGGCCAGAAAGATAATAGCTGTGGAGACATGTATTTTCAGAAAACATTAGAAGATTGGGCAAGTTTTAATATTAATAATAGAACAAAACATGATGCTTCCATTAGTTCTGGTTTGGCTATAATGGCTTGCAATAAAAATAGATATACACCTACGGCAAAAAGATCTGTAAAATCTTTAAATTTAGGTATAAAAAAATACGATAACACTGGCTACATTTCAAAAATAATATAAATGAATATAATTCCTAACGCTAACACTACAAGTTCTTTTCCTAGTCAAGTCGTTTCTGACGGAGAAAAAGCTACTTACGATTATGGATTAAGAGTAGGTAGAGCCATTGAAAATGAATGGTTTAGAAATGATAGGGGTTGGTATGATAGATTTAACACAAATTATAACAACTTCCATAGATTAAGATTATACGCTAGAGGAGAGCAGTCTATTCAAAAGTATAAAGATGAAATGTCAATAAATGGAGATTTATCATACTTAAATTTAGACTGGAAGCCCGTTCCTATTATACCTAAATTCGTAGACATTGTAGTGAATGGTATGTCACAACGTAATTATGCTATAAATGCTCAAGCTCAAGATCCGAGCTCTGTAAAGAAAAGAACTAATTTTGCAGAAAATTTATTAATAGATATACAAGCAAAAGATTTTATAGAAAAAGCTCAAAAACTAACTGGCATAAACGTTGCTTTTGGACAAGACTTAGATAATCCACCTAGAGACAAGGAGGAACTAGATGTCTACATGCAAATGACTTACAAGCAGTCTATTGAAATAGCTGAAGAAGAACTAATAAATAATGTTTTAGCAAAAAATAGATTTGAATTAACTAGAAGAAGATTAAACTACGACTTAACAGTATTAGGTATAGGTTGTGTAAAAACAACATGGAATAGATCTGAAGGTATAGTATTAGATTATGTAGATCCATCTAGTTTGGTTTATTCCTACACTGAGGATCCTAATTTTGAAGATTTATATTATGTTGGTGAAGTTAAAAATATTAGTCTTTCAGAGCTAGTTAAACAGTTTCCTCAGTTGACACCTTCTGAAATAGAAGAAATACAAAAATATCCAGGCAATCAAAATTATACTAGAAACTGGAGTGGTAGATACGACGGTAATACTGTTCAGGTTTTGTACTTTGATTATAAAACATATACAAATCAAGTATTTAAAATAAAAGAAACTACAGCTGGATTAGAAAAAGCATTAGAAAAGCAAGATACTTTTTTAGATGCACCAGAAGGAGACAACTGGAAAAAAGCTCATAGATCTATAGAGGTTTTGTATAGTGGCGCTAAAATACTGGGTCATTCTATGATGTTAAAATGGGAAATGTCTGAACATATGACAAGGCCAACTTCTGATATTTGTAAAGTAAACATGAATTATAATATTTGTGCTCCTAGACTTTATAAAGGTAGAATAGAATCTATCGTAAGTAGAGTTACAGGTTTTGCTGACATGATTCAAATTACTCATTTAAAACTTCAACAAGTATTGTCTAGAATGGTTCCTGACGGTGTATTTATGGATATAGATGGAATTAACGAAGTTAACTTAGGTAATGGAACTAGCTATAATCCGCAAGAAGCTTTAAATATGTATTTTCAAACTGGTAGTATAGTTGGAAGATCTTATTCTCAAGATGGCGGTATGAACCCAGGTAAAGTACCAATACAAGAGTTAAACAGTTCTAACGGTATGGCTAAAATTCAATCTTTAATACAAACTTATGAGTATTATTTAAAGATGATAAGAGATGTAACTGGACTTAACGAGGCTAGAGACGGAACGCTGCCTGACAAGCAATCTTTAGTTGGTTTGCAAAAGCTAGCAGCTGCTAATTCTAATGTAGCCACAAGGCACATCCTTCAGTCTAGTTTATATATAACGTTAAGAACTTGCGAAAACATATCGCTTCGTATAGGTGATTCTCTTATGTTTCCACTTACAAGAATGGCTTTACAACAAAGTATATCTAATTACAACGTGGGCACTTTAGATGAGTTAGTTAATGCTAGTATTCACGATTTTGGTATATACTTAGACCTAGAGCCAGATGAAGAAGAAAAAGCTTTATTAGAACAAAATATACAAATAGCATTAAAAGCGAATTTAATAGATTTAGATGATGTTATAGATATTAGACAAGTTAAAAATCTAAAGTTAGCTAATCAATTTTTAAAAGCTAGAAAAAAAGCTAAAGCGGAAAAAGATCAAGCTCAACAGGAGCGAATGGTTCAAATTCAAGCTCAAGCTCAAGCTCAAGCTGCAGAACAAGCAGCTATGGCTGAGACACAAAAACAACAAGTGCTAACTGAACAAAAGGTTCAATACGAACAAGCTAGAACTCAAATGGAAGTTTCTAAAATAGAAAGAGAAGCTGAAATAAAGAAAATGCTTATGGAGCAAGAGTTTCAGTATAATCTTCAACTAGCAAAAGCTAGAGTACAAACAGATAGAGATAAAGAACAATTTATTGAAGATAGAAAAGATAAAAGAACTCAAATACAAGCTACGCAACAAAGTGAATTAATTTCACAAAGGAAAAATAATTCATTACCAAAGAATTTCGAATCCGCTGGTAATGACAATTTAGATGGATTCGGTTTAGAGCAGTTTATGCCTAAATAATTTTTGTTAACTATTATATTATATTATGTCAAAAGAAGAAAAAGAAGAAGGCAATTTTAAAATGCCGGAAAAGAAGAAAAAAGGTAGACCAAAAAAACTAGTCTCCTCTGAAGATACGGTTAAAGTTGAATTAAATAAAAAAGAAGACACTGCTCAAGAGTCAGAAATAACAAAGGTTGTTTTGTCATCTCCAGAAGAAAGTGAAGATACAGAAAAAGAACCTAACGCACAACCGCAAATAACGGAGCAAGAACACGACACCGAAGATACTGAAAAAGAGATACAAAACATTATTGAAATAATAGAAGAAGAACCTGTTAAAGAAGAATTAAAAACAGAACCTTTTATTGAAGACAAAATTGATCTGCCTGAAAACGTAGATAAACTTGTATCTTTTATGAAAGAAACTGGTGGAACAGTAGAAGACTACGTTAGATTAAATGCTGATTATTCTAACATTGATGAAACTGCTTTACTTAAAGAATATTACAAACATACAAAGTCTCATTTAAACAATGAAGAAATAAACTTTGTATTAGAAGATAGTTTTTCTTACGACGAAGAAGTCGATGAGGAAAGATATGTGCGTAAAAAGAAACTCGCATATAAAGAAGAAGTTGCAAAAGCCAAGAACTTTTTGGAAGACTTAAAGAGTAAATATTACGATGAAATCAAGTTGAGGCCAGGTATTACTCAAGAACAACAAAAAGCAACTGACTTTTTCAATAGATACAACGAAGAACAGAAAATGGTGAGACAGCGACATGATAGGTTTAAGAACAATACTAATAGTTTTTTTAATAATGATTTTAAAGGTTTTAATTTCAATGTTGGAGATAAAAAATTTAGGT